GTGCGATATGTATTCCCGGCTGAGGGGGGACCCCAGTTCCCCCTGTCTTTTGTAACACTTTTGTAACAAAATCGAACAACAGTTGTAACACAATGGTAACCACAGTGTAACAGATGGGGGTTGACAGGGGGGCGGGGCAGGGTGTATAGTATAGGTACAGAGGGGGGGAAAGGATGGTACCCCTACTGGTACACAGGGTGGCCCCCTAGGGGGTGACAAGGATAGCCCCTAGAGGGGGCAGAGAGGAGACGCTATGACTAGGAGAAGACTGCACGCATGGGTGGGGAAGGACTTTGAGGACGTATGGTACGACCATGCCCAGATACTCTCTAACTATGTTGACGTGGTGGTGTGCTATGCCCATGAGGGGCTAGATGGTGTGTCTGCTGTGTTCTATCCAGGGCAGAAACTGGCGTACTCAATCGCATACAGTCACGACCTTTCCGAATACTTTTTTGGCCACAAGGTCGTTGGAGTTGTCCAGGACACGGAAACGGGTGCAATTGAGATTAGATGCAAGAAGTGAGGGCTAGGCCTTGAGGGGGTTCAAATCCCCCAACTTCTTTCCACCCTATGGGGTGAGTAAATAATATTTTTTCTTACACACGAAAGGAGAAACGAAATGAGAACACAGAAGATGGTGACACGTACAATTACTACAAAGACAATCCAGTTCATGGGTGTGTACGTTTCAAAAGGTGAGGTTGCAAATTATACTGAAGAAAATGTGGCCGTAAAAGACGGAAAGGAATTGGATTATATTAAGTCACATTATGAGACAGACGATTTCAAGGTGGTTGCGATAACAAACATTGTCATGAATGAATTGTTGTATGGTATGACAGAGCAGGAGTTCTTGGCTCATGCTAGAGTACTTCCGCCCAGAACAAAGGCAGACGATGAGGAATGAGGGGCGTGCCCCTCTTCCATGCACAAGGTAAACAGGCCTTAAGGGGGTTCAAATCCCCCAGTGCATATCATCCCGATTAGGGTGAGGAACTAATGACAGATTAGAAAGTGAGGGTTAAAATGAAGAACAGAGGTTGGATTGAACAGTACAAGCGTAGCACGATTACTGGCGTACAGTACGCATATGGGAGATGTTCACAGGCAAAGATTAACGCAGAGATTGCCATTCTTCAAGAGATGTTCGCACTTGGTGGACATGGTTACAGGATACTTTCTGCAACATGTAATTTCTTCACTTGTGCTTACAGGCTTGGTCAAGACCTTGTGGTACATACCTATATGAACAGATACTTGGTACCTTGGGAAGATTAAGGGGGTTACCCCTTATCTCCCCTACTATTAAGAAAGGAGAATAACTATTATGGTAAAAATGTATTCAGCAAAGTTCAATGTTACGGACGAAGAATTTTTTCACCATGACTTGCATAAGCTATTCAATCTGGTAGTGAGTCACGGAATAGAACTTATGAGGGAATACGGTTACATTAGTAAGTTCGATGTGGTAAGAATATGCGACGATTATTATGACCCAATTTGTTCTATCCATTTTGGACAGAGTTATCCGGAACTTGGAACCGACTATGCAAGTGTCCGTGTTAGGGCATATCAAGGAAACAACAATAAGAACAGGTGTAGATTTTACAGGATTAGAACGTACAAATTGTACAGATAAGGGGGTACAAATGAGTCAACCTAGTGAACGTGAGAGAACACGCAGGATGAAGAAAGATTATTACAGAAGAGCTGGCAAGATTGCTTGTGTTGACTTCAATCGCAACCCTGTAAACAATGAAGCACTAGAATATATGAAGAACCATAGGCCATACAAGGAAGGAGATAATCATGAATGATTTTGACCCCAGACCAGTACGAACCTTATTGAAATACCTTTACAAAAATCATCGCAAGGAACTTATCACATATTTGTTCCTGCTGCCAGTAATCACATTGGGGGTGTTAGCGTGTATATCACTAGTGATAATTTTAGCGTAACAAGAGAAGTACAGCACATGTTCAAGGGTTTATTAAAAGCAAAACTAGAACAACATGTAAATGGTAAGGTAATGGTGATGTTTTTTGATGATGATATGGTTGTTCAAATATGTTCACCTTACAGTATTATTTTTAAGACAGCATTTTATAACTTCACCAGCGAAATTGTTAAAGGCATTGATGTTAACTTGGTGTACCGAAAGGTGGTACAGGATTATAGTAAACATATCCAATCGCACTTTTTCAAATAGTGCTTGCTTTCCCTGTAAATCTGCTGTATAATAATACTTGCCAGAGATGTTCTTTGGACATTTGAAAATCCTCACAGGTGGTGCAAACAGAGTACCAGAGAGGTGGTACAGGTGGTGCAACTCCACCATGCACTATTTGCACAATAACGTGCATAATAACATAGCATTAAAAGAAAAGGAGAAAAGGTCATGAGAAAACCCCAGGTAACACGAACTATCACCTCAACTGTAGCAACAGTTCTTTGCTTGAACGTTAATACAGCAGAAGCGTTCAACGAAACTGTTACAGTACCCAGAGAACATTCTGACGAAAAACTTCTGAAAATTATCAAAGGCATGGTCGATAATGATGAAGTCAAGGTGGTGCACATTGTTGACAAGAAAGTTGTCGAAACTCTGTATGGCATGAGCGAAGAAAAGTTCATCGAATATGCAGATGTTCTCCCGCCCAGAAAAACCAACGACTAATAAAAACGAAAAAGATGAAAGGATGGTACCAACATGGAAAGAACTTATAGTGTAGAGATTGAGTACTCCAGTAAAGAACTTAGCGCAAAAGAAAGACTTCAGATTAAGGATACAAGTGATTGCATTAAACTTGATACAGCAACTAACAATGGTCCAGTTATCATTGATGTAGATAGTTATGCAGTTCTGAACATTCACAATGAGAAGTCTAGTAATCCAGACTACAAGTGCTATGTTATTGTAGACAAAGATGGTAGCAGGTATGCAACAGGAAGTGAATCATTCTTCAACGCATTCATGTTCATCTGGGACGAATTAGGTGGAACCGATGATTGGTCACTCAAGGCGTATAGGCTTCCCAGCAAGAACAGACCTGGTAAAGACTTCATTACCTGCTCAGTTGTATAAACGTTTTTCCCTAGAATAAGTCGAACATATAAGGCAAGGATTAAACCCCTTGCCTTTCTTAATCCTTGGAGTGTATCATGAGTAAAATTTTTTATGAGTCTGGTTACTATGTAGACGAAGAAACTGGAGAAGTGTGGCAAGAAGACCAGTACGCCATGTACGACGGAAAAATAGTCGATAAGGAAACAGGAGAGATAGTATACGATGAACACTATGAAGAGGAGATTAGTCAAAAGGATAAAGAGGACAGAGATAGACTTTCATTTGACCAAGATTTTATAGACACATTCAACGAAGGTAATGCCGTCTACCAGAAAATAACACAGATGATAGACATGGCCGAAGCAGAAAACCCAAAAGCAGCAGCATTATTGAGAGATATGTTGGAAAGGAATATTGCAGATAAGGGACTCACAGATGTTGCTATGGCTATGGCAGGAGAAGAGGATGAACTAATAGCAGAAGCAGAGACAGCATTAAAGTACAATGCAGGTGCACCAACTGGTATGAATGCTATAAATGCAATAGACAAACTGATAAACAACAAAGTAATGTCAATGGAAGAAGCAAGAGGATTGCAGGATGCGATTGATGAGGATGATTATGAAGGTGACTTATGAGGACATGGCTAGGCAACGAAAATGGAAATATTATTCATGCGACTTTGAAACAACAGTATACCAAGGACAGGTGTACACAGAAGTATGGGCATCTGCTGTTGTGGAATTGTTTACAGATGATGTAAAAATATTTCACTCCATAGCAGAAACATTTGAGTACTTCAAGAGTCTGAAAACCAACATAATTTGTTATTATCACAATTTGAAGTTCGATGGTAATTTTTGGCTATCATATTTGTTGGTAGATTTGAAGATGAAACAGGCATCCATTCAAACTGGTACAGGTGCAAATGATGTATACTTCCTGAAAGACGAAGAAATGCCCTCTAGCACCTTCAAGTATATTATCTCCGATATGGGACAATGGTATGCAATTAAAATCAAAGTTGGTGACTTCTTTATTGAGATAAGAGATTCTTTGAAGTTGTTACCATTCTCAGTAAAAGCAATAGGAAAAGCATTTAAGACACAGCACCAAAAACTGAACATGGAATATGAAGGATTTAGGTATTCTGGTTGTGAGATAACAGATGAAGAAAAACGGTACATTGAAAATGACGTTTTAGTTGTCAAAGAAGCACTTGAAATAATGTTCAAAGAAAAGCATAATAAAATGACAATAGGTTCATGCTGTTTGTCTGAATTTAAGTCAATTACAGGTAAAAAGGCTTATGAGGTATTTTTTCCATCGTTGACAGATTTATTTATTGACAAGGATACATATGGAAAGCCTAATGTTGACGCCTATATTAGAAAAAGTTATAAAGGTGGGTGGTGCTATTTAGCGAAGGGAAAAGAGAATAAAATATATAACAAAGGTGTTACCGCTGATGTTAACAGTTTATACCCTTCTATGATGCACTCGGAAAGTGGCAATAGATACCCAATAGGCTTACCCACGTTTTGGACAGGAGATGGAATACCAAAGGAAGCACTTGGAGACGATAAATATTTCTTCATCAGAATTAAAACTAGATTTTATCTGAAAAGAAATTATTTGCCGTTCATCCAGATAAAGGGGAGTTGGTTTTATAGTGGTAATGAATGTCTTGAAAGTTCAGACATAATAATTAAAAATGAGAGAACAAGAGAGAAACTAAAGTCTGCATTCTATAAAGATTTTGATGGAAACATATGCAGTACAAGAGTAGAAATGACGCTAACTATGACAGACTACTATTTGTTCTTGGAGCATTATAATGTGTATGAATTTGAGATACTAGACGGATGCTTCTTTGATGCAAAAGTAGGAATATTTGATGAGTACATTGATAAGTACAAAAAGATAAAACTTGAAAGCAAAGGTGCATTAAGAACATTGGCAAAGTTGTTCTTGAATAATTTGTATGGAAAGATGGCAAGTAGTGATATATCTTCTTTCAAATATGCTTATGTTAAAGAAGATAAAACAATTGGCTTTTCAACAGTTGAAGCACATGAGAAAGAAGCAGGATATATACCAATCGGTTCAGCGATAACAAGTTATGCAAGAAACTTTACCATAAGAGCCGCCCAGAAAAACTATCACGGTGTTGACAAGCCAGGGTTCATTTATGCAGACACAGACAGCATACATTGTGACCTAGAGCCAGAACAAGTTACTGGAATTAAAGTGCATGACAGGGATTTTTGTTGTTGGAAACTTGAAAGCACTTGGGATTTTGGGCTGTTTGTACGGCAGAAGACCTATATTGAGCATGTTGTTAAGGAAGATTTACAGCCAATAGAGGAGCCGTATTACAACATCAAATGTGCAGGAATGCCAGAGAATTGTAAGAGGTTATTTCTTGATAGCGTAAACGGTTACAATGAAAGTGAGGGAAGATACGATGGTGAAAAGTTAGAATTTGCTAAAACTAAGAGAGAAATTAGCGACTTCAAGATAGGCCTAAAAATACCCGGCAAATTGCATCCAAGGAGAATTAGAGGTGGGGTGCTACTTGAGGATACCACATACGAAATGAGGTAAACATGAAAGGAATAATAAAATTTCTAGCATATATTATAGGTATTCTCTTCACTACAGCAATTTTATTGTTCATCGGTATTGGTATTGGTGGCGAGATTATTTTGTTCTATGTTATATTCACTATTATTTGCATTGTGAGGTTGTTATTATGAAAACTATTCTTGTAAAATACGTTAGAGACATTAAACCAATTCAGAACATCACACAGGGAGACTGGATTGACCTAAGAGCAGGAGAAACAGTAGAACTTGCAGCAGGTGAATATAGGATGATACCGTTAGGTGTTGCTATGGAACTACCAAAGGGGTACGAAGCATTAGTGATACCACGTTCATCTACTTTTTCTAAGTGGGGTGTATTGCTTGTCAATTCTGTTGGTTTAATTGATGAGTCATATTGCGGTGACGGTGATGAGTGGCACATGCCAGTTCTTGCTATGAGGAAAACTACAATACATAAGAACGACCGAATATGCCAATTTAGAATTATACAGCACATGCCAGAAACAGAACTTGTTCGTGTTAAACACTTGGGTAATGAAAATCGTGGTGGTTTTGGAAGCACAGGAGAAAACTGATATGGAGAAGGAATTAGAAGAAATTATCAAAAGTTATGATGAATGTATGGTAACCGAAGGTTGTTCACAATGCAAGGCCAATGAAAAAATACAGGGGTTAAAAGATACAACATGGTGTGAGTTCTTGAGAGAATATACTTCATCAATACTTGATAAAATAGACAAGGCTATATTCGGATAAATATAAACGCCCATAGGTGAAACATAGTTTCTATCCTATGGGCATTTTTATATCTAAATCACATGATACACAAAAGCGGTTTGCAGTACCGATAAGTTCAACAGGCGGTATAGTTTCAACCGTGCAACCCTGTCTCCTCAGTTGTGTAATCACATGTAGATACCTTAATATGAAATCATTTTCATTACCGCTTCTTTACACTTCAAATCCTTAAATCTGAAACAACCCCTCTCGAAATAGAAGCGCATATTCTCTACAAATAAACTATTTCGTTTTAGCATCACATAGTTAATGTTGTGGTCTTCAGTAGTTACGCTTATCTTGTACTTATAGGTTGTATCTGGTCTGTTATCACAGTATATTACACCCTCATTCGCATATTCCCTAAGGCCGTATTCGTTACCTGCATACTTTAATGTGCCTAAATATCTGCCAACCCCAGATGGTTTTTCTATGAACGCCTTATTGTCATTAAGGTATACACTTTCGGTAGAATAGGCCACATAAGAATTGTTCTTGAATGCTCTATTGAATGCACTTGCCTTTTGCGCTTCAGAAGCACTTTCTACATGACCCTGTTCAAGAACAAAACCATCTCCCTTTAGATAGTGCGTGTTTTCTTGTAGTCTCTGGGATATACCCATCTCAACATAATAAGGGTTAATAATTGACACAGGATTTGCTGTCATATAGATAGGAACTTCTCTGTACTGTTCTCCCTGTCCTCTAGCAACGCTTGTGTGAACACTAATTAGTTTCTTCACTTCATCTGCACAGTACCTATTAGTTTCAGATTGAAATTCGTCAAAGTACATTCTTTTAACGTCAGAAAATAGATGCGAATATCTTTTTAAGGCATCAGCAGAATTTAGCGATATAGCATACCCACAGTTTTCACCCTTATCTGATATACTGCCAGACCTGTCTGCTAAGTACAGTTCATGGTAAATGCCTTTTGCTTTTCTTACGTTTGTCATTATCTTATCTTTGAAGAACAAAGAGCCAATATCTTTGAAAAACTTATTTGATACATCGTCTAGTTCATAATTGAACCTATATACCAGCATAAATTTTTCTTTATTCTTGTTGAACTTATTGACTAGCATTCTACTAAAGAATGTTGTCTTTCCGCCAGTTCTATTTGTAGTACACATGTATATTTCTGGTTTCTTTCCATTAATATCTAGCATTGATAATAGTTTTGTTCCATCATAATAATTATTGGTCATATTATTGTCTCCTTTTCTGGTATTATAACATTATTATTGCAAAAATTCAATAAATATGTTACTATATATGTGCAGTAATGCCTAATATTTTTGAAAGGGGGTACAACAATGGATATTGCATCAGTTACTCAGTTAATTGGTACACTTGGCTTCCCTATTGTTGCGTGTATTGCATTATTCTACACAATGAATAAGCAAACAGAACAGCACCAAGAAGAGATGTCAAAACTTACCGAAAGCCTAAATAACAACACAGTAGCAATTACGAAACTGACAGAGCGACTAAATTTTAACCATATTGGAGATGAAGAGCATGGCTGATTATGTTTACAGAGTCGATATTCCAAGTACAGAAGGTGCAATTTCTATGTACCCATTGACAATACCAGAAACAGTAGGTGTTGCTTTGCGTGTACTTGCAGGAGATTATGGGAATGGTGAGGAACGCATTAGGAAACTGAAAGCATATGGCTATGATTACCAGAAGGTACAAAAATGCGTTAATGACTTGGTAAAATTATTTGATAGGTATGGTGATTAAATGGCATTCCATAGTGTACAAACTAACCAAGCACCTTGGGGTACTTATTCAACTGAAATGAATGAGAATGCAACAGAAGTTTATAGTGTTCTTTATCATACATACGGTTGGACGCTTGAAGCGGTATGCGGTGCATTGGGCAACATGACGCATGAAAGTTATATAAATCCTGCACAGTTTCAAACAGGATATGCGATAAACTTAGACCCTTGGGTTTATAGAGCAGGTGTAGGGTTTATTCAGTTTACAGCACCTGCACCCTCTCCAGATGGCACAATATGGCCTAATCCTTGGTTATACTGGTGCCAACAGAATAACAAACAACTGAATGATGGTTATGAACAATTGTATCTGGTAGCAAATGCAGAAGACCCAGACATACAATCAATGGGTTTATCTACAGGAATATGGGGTTGGCTGAAGATATTCAATGTAAGTCTGGCAGAGTACGCAAGAAGCACCCAAGCACCCGCAACACTTGCAGAAATTTTTTACCAGAATATGGAATACCATGGCGGTTCTGGTGATACATCACTACCAACAAGACAGCAATATGCTAACCATTGGTATCAATATTTTACTGGTGTAGTTCCACCTGACCCTGGCCCTGGACCTGGACCTGGACCTACCCCAACTGGTAGAAAGAAAATGCCCTTCTGGTTTTACCTTAAAAATCCTTATAAGAGAGGTTAAGATATGGTTAGACAAAAAGACGATTTGTTAAACGCCCTTAGAGAAAGATTAGGTGAACAAACTGATGACGCAAGTTTGGCAATACTAGAGGATGTGTCTGACACGATTGATGACTACGAAACAAAGACAAATGATAACACAAATTGGAAAGAAAAATACGAAGAAAATGACGCACAATGGAGAGAAAAATACAGAGACAGATTTTTTAATACTGGTTCAGAAGATGAACAAGAAGATGACGATGAACCAGAAGCAACTAAACCTATGAGGTTTGAAGATTTATTTTCAGTAAAGGAGTGAATTTATATGCCTAGAAGAATTGCCCAGAGTACGCTTAATGCGTCAACGATTGATATTCTTAATGTCATTAGACAGAATGCGTCTTATGATTATCAGCAGAATGTGCCAGAAGTAACACAGGCAACCGATATTCCCAGAGTCGGTGAAGTGATTTATGGTACACCTGCATTTGCAAACCAGTTTATTAACGCACTTGTAAATCGTATTGCTACTGTCCGTATGCAGAGTGCGACCTTTAACAATCCGTATAGTAGACTTAAAAAAGGTTATCTTGAGTTTGGTGAGACGGTTGAAGATATTTTCGTAAATATCGCAAAGGCTGTTGACTATAGCGCAGAAAAAGCACCTGCAAGAGAATTTAAGAGAACTATCCCAGATGTGAGAAGCGCATTCCACACCATGAACTGGCGTGTTATGTATCCCATCACCATCCAAGATGAAGACCTTAGAATGGCATTCCTTAATGTTGACGGTGTAACTTCTCTTATCGCAAAGATTGTAGACCAAGTGTACACAGGTGCGGAGTATGATGAGTTCCTACTGTTCAAATATCTGCTGATTAAAGGTATTGCAAGTGGAGCGTTCAAACCAGAAAACATTGGAGACTTGACCGACCTTAAGGATAGCGCAGTTGCGTTCCGTGGTATTTCCAACATGCTTCCGTTCATGAGTAGCGAATATAATGAAGCAGGTGTAAAAACTACTACTCCCAAAGGTAGACAGGTTATCTTTATGGATGCTAGGTTCAACGCATCATTTGATGTTAACGTTCTTGCAAGTGCATTCAACATGGATAAAGCAGACTTTATGGGTAGCCTTTATCTGATTGATGATTGGACTTCATTTGACAACGAACGTTTTGACATTATTCGTGCCAACTCTGACGGTCTGGAAGAGGTAACAGCGGCCGAACTTGCTTTGCTTGCAGATGTAAAGGCTGTTATTGTAGACGAAAACTGGTTCCAGGTTTATGACAATAACAACAAAATGACTGAAAAATATGTTGCAAGCGGTTTGTACTGGAATTACTTCTACCATGTGTGGAAGACAATTTCTCATTCTCCGTTCTCCAATGCAGTTGTATTTGTAAGTTCCAATGCAACAATTACTGCACCCGCATCTCTTACCGCAACTGTTGCTAGCAAAGATGTATCTGACGTTGCTACCATCTTTACTCTTGAAGTATCTGCTAGTAATGCAGGACTTGCAGACCTTGGTTACAACTTTGTTCAGACCGAAGCGGCTACTACTCTTGGTGTTGCTATTCAGAAATATGGTGCGGTTATTATTCCTGCTGATGTGGACGATGATATTACACTTGTCGCTAAGATTGGTAATACCACCTATACTGCAAGTACCGCACTCAATCTGGAAACCGAAGTCGGTGCAACTATTACACTTGCAAGGGGCTAATTTATGACACCTGCTGCTAGTTTAATTATTTAGCACCAGTTATGTTGGGAGAGTATTTAATTATATTCTCCCAACTTATAGGAGATAAATAGTATGAATGTTGAACCTAACAGCACAATAATGTTTTACGGCGATTTAGGCCTAATACCTAATTCAGAAGATACCAGATATTTTGCAAGTGAAAGTGATAAGAGTACATGGTTTAATAGTCTTACGCCGAAGGTTATCTTACAAAACCAGACATATTCCAGAAGAGGAAGAGGGGTTGTTAGAGTAAAAGTTAATAGCGGAACTATGCAGGAACTGTATAATGCCCAATATATGCGCTTCAGAAATATAAATTTTGAGAATAAATGGTTTTACGCATTCGTAACAAACATTGAATATGTGAATAACGAAGTAGCAGACGTTTATTACCAAGATGATGTGATGATGACATGGATGGGTGATTTTATACTTGGTAATTGTCTGGTAGAACGTGAATGCACTGCAACAGATAATTTGTATGAGCATTTAATAGAAGAAAACCTACCAACTGGTGATTATGTTGTACGAAAAACAGAATTTGTAGAAATAAACTCAGACCCAGTGTTAGTTCTAAGTGTCGCCAGAAACAGTGAAGATGTTGGTGCGGCTGGCTTGTATAGGGGGAATATTGTTTCTGGGGCAACATATGAAAAATTTGATATAAGTGAAAGCGGAAAAAGCGCTTTAGAAGGCAGAATAGACGAACTTCTTGGTAAACCTAATGGGGCAGACGCAATAATTTCTGCCAACATAGTTTTCCGTAAAATGATGCCTGTAGCTACTGAAACTGCTCTACAACCCTTATCGCCTGTAAATTGGGCAGGTGGTTGGCATTCGTGGGAACATACAATAGGTAATACTATAGGTAATGCTGATGGTTATAGACCAAAGAACAAAAAACTGTATAATTACCCTTATTGCGTGATGGATGTTACAAACCAAGAGGGTTCTGAAAAAGAGTTCCGATATGAATTTTTCTCAGACCATGTACCGCATTTTTATTGGTTCGGTGTAGCCGCAGATGTACCAGAAGCGTGTATCATACCTACACAATATAAAGGTTCTGGTATAAACTATATTGAAGATGAAATGATGGTTATGAAACAGTTTCCACAGGCTTCCTTGGCTATAGACCAGTATAAAGCATATGTGGCACAAATGAATAGCGGTGGTGGGTACACAAGAGTATCTGGCAAGATAGCCGCAAAAACATTGGATATGGGAACTAGCATTGTTTCAAACTTTCTTGGTGCAAATGCAAGTATGAGTACAGCGAAAAATAGCACACAGGCCTTTAACAGCATGATTGGTGGTGTTGGTAATGCCGCAAATGACGCAAGCAGTTATATGGGCAGTATGTTAGAACTAGCAACTAACCTACTTGCAGATAAACAGTATTACTCTAGTATCCCAGATAGCGTACTTGGCACACCTAATTCTGATTTGATGATGGGCATAAATGATAAGTTCTTCAAAGTTTTTCATAAATCAATCACAAAAGATTATGCTGAAACAATAGACAACTATTTTACCATGTTCGGTTATCGTGTGAATAAGGTAAAAACGCCTAGCATGAACAACAGAACTAGGTTCACATATGTTAAGACCTTAGGATGTAATGTTCATGGAAATATGCCTTCAGCAGATGCACGAAAGATTGAGGAAATGTTCGACAAGGGTATGAGGTTTTGGAAAACTGGTACAACCATTGGTAACTACACGCAGGATAACAATGTTTTATCATAAGCAAAGGGGGGTGAAATATGTGCCTAGAAGACGGAACGCAGGTTTTGATGAAAGCAACCGTTTGAATACACAAACATATGGTCAATACCTGCATAGGCTGACAGAACTATCGGTATCAATGTTTGATTGGAAAAACTTGCCAGATACAGTAGACCCACGTTTTCTTGAACTAACGTTATTCCATGACGGACAATGTGTTTTCTTCCGTGATGAAGACCTTGGTTTTCTATGCTTGCAAGTTGCTATGAATGGTGGCTTTAATGTATACCGAATACCAGTAAGACGAAGAGCCTATGCTGTAAACGGATACCAGAAAAATCTTACCATTGATGATAGCGTAATAATCTACAACAACTATCTGCACACAAATTCAATCTTACATGTAAAACAGTATGCACGAAGACTCTACAATCTTGACAGAATTATTGATGTAAATGCAAACGCCCAGAAGACTCCAATATTGTTACAATCCTCACAGCAACAGCAATTAACCCTTAGAAACATGTATATGCAATGGGAAGGCAACTACCCTGCTATATATGGCGATAGCAATCTTGACATTGACGGATTAAAAGTTCTTAAAACTGATGCACCATTTGTAGCAGACAAAATCTACATGCTTAAGACACAGATATGGAACGAAGCATTGACATATCTTGGCATCAGCAATTTGAATATCCAAAAGAAAGAACGTTTGGTATCCGATGAAGTAACAAGAAACCAAGGTGGAACAATCGCAAGCAGGTACTCCAGATTGCAGGCCAGAAGAGAAGCAGTAGATAAGATTAACAAGATGTTTGGTCTTGACATTAGTGTTGACTATAGGGAAGACTATAGGGAACAGGATGATGAAATGATGTTTGCAGGCAAGAGTGGTGATGAGGAAGTTACTCCTATCATGTATGATTTAAGAACGAAATGAGGTGAGTCTATGGCGAAATATACTACTTTACTTAGGAGCATATGTGAAAGCGTATCTGGACTTACCGAAAGCGCAGGAAATGATGATACTGATAGCGTTATCGCAACTGCCAGACCTTTGATTTTCAATTTTACCTATCCTGTAATTGCAAATGTAACACCAAAAGAAGAACTTGAAACAAAGATATTAAGGCATTACTATTTTAGGGAGATAGGGTTTGAAACTTACGGTCAATGGAAGTTCTACCTTCAAACTAGAATGAATGAGATTATGCCGTACTACAACCAGTTGTATCAATCGGCTGTTGACATGGCAGAATTTAATCCGTTTGAAGATGTAAATTATGAAAGAAAGATTGAAAAACGTGGTGATGATAAGTTAAAAAATAGTGGAACAGATACTATAAGCAGAAGAAATGAAAGAAATGGTAATGAAACAAACACAAGGACATATGATGATTATGAAGTTGAGCGTGTTCCTAATCTTAATAACACCAGATTGTATTCTGATACACCACAAGGTTCAATTTCAAGAATGGATGTAGATAACAACGCTTACTTAACTAACGCAACAATCAATAAGGATACTGGAAAAGAAACAACAACCACAAACGGAACAATAACAGATGAAAAGGTAACAACTGGATTGACAGATGTTGGGCAAGATACCACAACTCACGGAAAGATTGCAACAACCGAATTTAATAGCGATGTTACTGAAACTGTTAAGGGTAAAATGGGGAATGCGCAATATGCAGAAGTGTTGGAGAAATTGAGGAAGACATTTATAAACATTGACATGCGCATTATCAATGACCTTAGTGATTTATTTATGAACATTTATTGAAAGGAGAATGAAATATGCCGAATGCTGATTTTACACCTTCATTCAATCCTGTAGATGTGGATGGTGATTATGGTTCAACTGGTGGTGATATTACTGTACCTACTTTTCACGAACTTAAACCGTTTAGATTTTGGTGCCAAAAGGCTTTACCATTAGTTTACGATGATAGTCTGTCGTATTATGAACTTCTTTGCAGAGTTGTTAATTACCTTAATAATATGATGGGGGATTTAACAACTGCAACTGGAAGTATAACAGAGTTTGCACAGCAGTTTGTCACCAATCAGCAGTTCTTAAATGATATGGCTGAAAAACTTGGTGAAAATACCGAAGCACTTCAGACTTATATCAATGAGAGAATGGAAGATTTCACAACTGCATATGAAGAATTGCAGGATTATGTGAATAATTATTTTGCTAATCTTGATATTACTACAGAGATTAATAATAAACTTGATACCATGGCACAGAATGGCACTCTGTCCATGTTGCTTAAACCGTTTACAGAAGATTGGTTGGAAGAGAAGACAGCTCAGATTGACGCTGACCTTGCTAGTCAGAATGAGACGCTTGCTACTCAGAATGGAAGAATTAGTGTTCTTGAGGGGAGAATGGATGGGTTCTCTAGTCTGCCCACAGGTTCTACAAGTGGAAATGCAGAACTTGTTGACATAAGAACTAATTTCCTGGGTGAGACTTACCCGACTGCCGGAGATGCGGTGAGAGCGTCCGACATGATTGCCAGTGGTTTCAGAACACGCGCAACAGTTGCTGATACTCCGGATTGGGCAGGAGATAAGAGTTCCAGTCTTTATTATACGGCAACTTTTAATATCAGTAATCTTAAGGGCGCAAAGTTTGTATGCATTTATAATACACTTGCTGACAATGTAGGAACTGGCGGGCGGCCCACTATTTTTGGG